TAAGTTTTCCAAAATAGTAAGCATTTTTGGACTGTAAATCATAAGACCGTCTTTTGAAAAATATTCAGCACTGTTATCTTTTAATTTGCGCAAAGTCGCCTTGATTTCATTGGAGTATCTAGTGTCGGGGTCTACTGTTTCAACGCCGGTATCTTCATTAATACTTACCGCATCAAATTCGTTTTCATCGATTTCCTTCTCTTCTTCTTCCGATTCAGATTTTTCTGGTGCTTTATGAATTTTCAAAGGACGCGGTACATCGGCGGGGAATGAAAAATTGCAAATAGCGCGAGAAAATACACGGTAACTACTGGAAGTCTTAAACAGATCAGTACCGGCCATTTTTTTCTGTTTTTTCTGTTTCTTTTCACGATCACGCTCATCTTTACGTGCCTTAGCATAGATATTAAATTGATAATCACTCATAGCAACACGTGTAATAATGCGGTCTGTATTTTTATTGTATTTGGGCAAAAGTGTCTCTTGGGCGCTCTTGAAATATGAGGTTAATCCAAGAACGCGACGCTTGAATAAATCGGTGTTTTGCAATATTCCTGTATCGGGATTCACAAACATGGCTAAGAAAGCATCGGTATCATCGGGGAGAGATTTGTGGTTTACAACAGTGATATTTGATGCTATAATTTCGATGTTGTTTTTGCGCAAAATGTCGATTACTCTATTTTTGAATGCATCATCACTAATGTTTCCCTCTACATTTAAAGCTACTCCATTGTATTTTTCAAACAAATCCTCTTCTTCTTTTTCTTCTTCTTCGGCAGCAGCCTTTGCTCCGCCTTCATATGGATTTGTGTATCCAACATCATAAGTGTCTTGCACGCCAATTTCGGGCAAATCGGTGTCTTCATCCTTAGGCTTTGTCGCCTGCTTTGTCTCAGGCTTTGTCTTATCCTTTGCCTCAGGCTTTGTCGCCTGCTTTGCACCACCTTTATATCCACGTTTTAAAACATTTACAAATCCAAATGGATTTCTAGTAATGACCAAATTATTTCCACTATAGTTAACATAATCATATGTTCGGAAACCATCTTTCTCAAACATTTTGAGAATAGAATTCGTATTTAGTTTTTCAGATGTTTTGGAGATCACCGGAAAAGTCCATGTTTTGATGTATCCTCTAAGCATATTAAATAAAATACCGATTTCATTAGGATAATTAATAATAGGCGTACCAGATAAAAACACAATTTTTGCATTAGAAGCCGACATCAAATATTCATACAAACGATACGAAACTGAATCGTGATTATTTAATTTATTCACAATACGACTGACTAAATTATGAGCTTCATCAATAATAACTACCTTATCATCAAAAGGATTGGTTGTAAAGCCATTTGTGAGCGCCTCTAGTTTTTCTTTATCTAAACCACCTTTGTAATTAATATAAGAATATTTTTGACTTATCATAACATCCAATTGGGCATCAATTTCACTTTTTTGTACTGATGTGAGTTCTTCAAAATTGGACGGCTTCTTAACATTTACTAACCATACACCTTTTTTTTCAATATATTCGCTGCTTAACGACATTGCTTTTGCTAATGCACCAATGTAATCACGCGCTTTAACTGGACTTATATATTCCCAATACTGGTTTTTGCGATACAAGTCGTCTCCGCATTTTTTCAATTCACTGAAATAATTTGTCTTCAATGATGCTGGAGTCATAATGAGAATTTTCTTATCAGATTTCATTCCCTCGGCGATAGCAATGGAAGTGCAAGTTTTTCCGGATCCCAAACCGTGAAAAATCAGAAGGCCTCTATATGGTGAATATGTATTCAAATAATCGCGCACAACTTCTTGATGGACGAGCAATGCGAATTCTTCGGAAGAGCGTTTTTCGCAACTAACCACTTCGTCTTTTGCTTTATCCATTTGTGTGCGGCGCGTTTTGAATAAATCGTAGAGTTTCTTTATAAATAGCAATCGATTATTCATATAATAACTAGAGGCACGAACAATCATCTTATCTTTCTTTTTTGGTAACATATCAGTGAGTTTTTCGTTTTCAAATACTACTAAATCAAGGTTAATATTTTCATCAATAATATCTGCTGGGCGTTTTTTAGTATATCTACGTTTTACAACAGCGGGTGCTTGTGTTGGTGCTTGCGCAGGTGCTTCTTCTCCTGTTTCGCCAATAACAATACGTTTTCTGGGAGCAGCTTTCTTTTGTATGGGTTTTTCCTGGACTGATACAGGTTCTTCATTGGGTGTCGATTCCTTAGGTGTCGGTTCCTTAGATGTTGGTTCCTTAGATACAGGTTCCTTAGGTGTCGATTCCTTAGATATGGGTTCATTAAATGCAATAACTTCATTTTCTTCAACAGATAATGGCTTGGGAGACACAGGTTGTGTACGAATCGGACCAGCCACCATCATTTGTAATCTTTCCAAAACAAGCTGTCTATTAATTTTTGAACTATCACGTTTATCAACAATTTTGGTTCTAACCGCCTCAACAATAGGTTCATCAATATCTTTGCCCAAAACGGGAGGTTCGCCTTCTTCTTTGGCTGCTTGTTTAACACGTACAACTATAGGTTTAGGTGGTCCAGCTACTACTTTATTTCTTAAATCAAATCTGTCTAACACCCCACTCATAATATACTATAAAATAAGAAAATAGTATATTATATTTTTACTACATAATCTTATGCAAAATGTCTTAGTGCATTTTCACACGCCATTTGTTCAGCCTTCTTCTTGATCTTATGCTTACCTTCACCGAGGAAGATAAACGCCTTTGAATTAATAGACATATATTCATGTATTGCCTGAAAATCACGAAATTTAGTATAAGGAATCGAATTCTTATGGGTCAATCCAAATACTGGTTGTCCTAAACAAAGATAAACACCCATATGATATCCGGTTTCAATTGTTTGATCAGAAATTTCTATGTATTCGGGAGTAACTTTGAACTCTTTCTGAATACGCACTTGGAGCAAATTCTTGTAATTATCATTAGTGCCGATCAATTTCATCCAATCCACGTGCTTATCAAATACATTCTCAATAAACATTTGAGCCATTTGGAATCCGCTGCCTGATAGAAACGAATTTCCAAACGAAATCTTTTCTTCTTCGTCCGCCGAGATCTTATTGAAGTCTAGAAAAATCGCCCCTACAAATGCCTCAAAAACACATCCCAACTTTTTTAAATTTGTTCGGGTATTTTTTGCTTCGGCGTGCTTAGAAAGTACTACCCATTGATGTAGACCCATTTCCATCATTAATGCACCAATCGCCTCGTTCTTTACCAATTCAATTTTTTTCTCGGTCATAAACGCTTCATCTGCTTGTGGAAATCGCTGATACAAAACCCATTTTACGATGCAATCAAGAACACCATCACCGAGATATTCGAGACGTTCATTTGATTTGGTAAAAAGCGGCATACAATTATCCGGTTTAGGGACAATTATGATATTGTTTTGGCGGTTTTCAATATCGGGGCGACGCAAATATGACTTGTTTATGAAAGCACGTTTATATAGTTTCTCATTGAAAATTGGCCGATTAACCCCATACTTTTTTAAAATATTCTCAATGTCTTTTTTTTGGATTTCTTTATTTAGCGGATTGTAAGGATCAAACACATAAATATCTGCACCTGATTCCGATTTTTCAATACGAATATCATCATCCGAATTGAAAATAGATTTATTTGAAACGTTGAAAACAGTGGTAAGTTGTTGGTTAGATAAAATCATTGGATTGGTTATTTAGTATAATAATGCTCATTTTTTTATATCATTATCAAAAATATATCTTTTAGGTATATATACAAAATGGTTTATATGAACGGATCAAAAAGGGCTAGAAATGCCGCATCTATTACAAATCTTAATTCTGGAGGAGGATCGAAAAAGGCCGGCTTTTATCCCAAAGTCGGTGTTGATTCTTGGTCCAGCATTGCTTATGGAACCAACAACATTCGCAAGTGCGTCACACTCGCGTGTCTGCAGACCACCCGCACTGGTAAAGTGTGCGCTTCTAGAGGCATTGGCGGAAATGTTACTAACAGTTACTGGCTCCAGTGTTAAATGGTAAATTTATGAAATAATTGCATATATTATAGTATGCAATTATTCGGGATTGATTTGTGTAAATATAAAGACGCTCTTGGAAAAGCGGGAAGTGACGAATATACTCGTATTTTCACAGTACGCGTAATGGATGTTTTCTCGTTAATCATCGGCTCTCTATTAATTTCTTATTTTTTTGGTACCAATTTTTGGAAAACATTAGTGGTGATTTTTGTTAGCGGAATTGTTGCCCATCGTGCGTTCTGTGTGCGATCTGCCGTTGATAAATTGTTATTTTAACGCAATTTTCGCTCACTGTTTCGTCTTTTTGCGGTACGATGTTTTCGCTTATTGTTTAATTTAGCTTTAGTGATATTTTTCTTCGATCCCATTACCCACTCGGACATTTTTCCGACTTCGCGAGGTCCATTGTAATACGCTACTCTACCATTTTCGTGCTTATAAATGGTTGGATAACCCGTTGGCTCTTTCACTTTTTCTCCAACTAAATGCTTGTTTAATTGGGCCAATTCGTTGGACATATTATTAGCCTCTATATTCTTGAATTTGACTGTGTTTTTGAACATATTTTTTTTACCAGAGATCATATTTTCCAGGTTGGTCCACGCAGGCGCCATTTCGGTGCAAAATATACAAGAATCTGAATATAATTTTCCGACAGTTACAATAGGCATTATGCTATATATTATTACTATATATATTTGTCTGCTGTTATTATAAGATATAGGCCAATGGACCGAAAAATAGTGTTTCTCGTTTTTTCATTTGTATTATTTTTAGCAGGATTATATTTCAGCCTAACATTTTCATTGGAAGGTATGGAAAATAATATTGCGACCAAAATAGTTGATGATGAAAGTTGTCCTGATTTATTAGTTAGACGCGGTAAAGCACTTTTATTATATAATACTAAGAAGCCAACACAAGACGGCATAAATCCATTGCCGTTTTACAATTTGGACGAATACATTAATTATTTAGAAATCCAAAAACGCAAGGGTAAAATATGTCCTGTGCTTTTCCTCCAATATGAGAGTACTGCGCAAGGAACTGATGTGTATAGGCTACGCCCAAGCCCTTTTGATTTACAGGGCGGAACTCCATCCGAATTGGATATTAGTTCGCTAAAAACATTGGATGGTCGACCCATTGAGATTTTGGACGCAACCCGGGATGGCCGATATAACCAGGGGATGTTTGCCGGCTTCGATCCAATGGGACTGCATAATGGCGAATATACCGAATTGGATGTGATTCACGAAAGCACCGAAAATGGACCAAGTAGTGAAAATCCAATGGATTCTAATTGGGGTGGCGTTATGGAGAGCGAAAATGCGGTACGATCCGGTAAATATAAAGATCGATATGTTACTAGACCCCGGTATTTTACGCCAAAAACCACATATTTGCCCGATTTATATGGTAAGGCACCTCCAAATGAAATACCCGATTTCTTGGTGACTAAATCTGAGTAATGTATAATACTACATTTTGTGTAATATTATAATGGCGCATTATGCATCGAA